ATGATTAGGCCCTCCCACACGATTTTGGAGATGCCCTACCCGGTCAAACGTGCTGAGCGCGTGCAGGAGTTGCTCCTCGTTGATTTCATCGCCGTTGAGGTAGCACTTGCCGTCATCAAACCACGTGCGTTCAAACTGGATGAGCCAAACGCCGTGGTATGTGTACTCGCTGAAGAGCTGCATCATGCCGACGCGCAGGCAACCGTCAAGCATGCGTAGTATCTCCTTCTGTGCCATGGGCACCTTGCCGCCCTGCGGCCCGAGCTTGTGCCTCTTGACCTCCAGCACGACCACGTGCTTGGTCTTGTACTGATGCACAATGTAGTCCACGTCACTGCATGTCCAGCCCGTGGCACTGCTCGGGCAGTTCGCCCTAATCCAGTCGCTCAGTTGCAGGTGTTGTACCTGATCGTCGCTCATACGTCGTTCTCTTGTCATTCGTCGTAGGTGTAGGTGATGTAATCTATTTCGTCGTAGTAGTCAGCCCATGTCCAAGAAGCCCAGTCGTACCACCCTTCTCCTTGGCACTCTTGCGGTTGTGGCATGGCGTGCATAGTGGTTGTAGGTTGTCCATGTCGTAGAACTGTCCGCCCTGCGTCACAGGGTGTATGTGGTCCACCACGTTGGCTGGCCATTCGCACTTTACGCATAGCGGGTTCTCTCGCAGGAACACATGGCGGAGCTTACGCCACTCAGCACTCCAGTATCTCTCATCCTGTTTGCGATTAGCAAATGGTTTCGCCAATGACTTTGTATGTAAAGCCGTCCTCGGCTTCTTGGTTATGCGTGCCATGTCGTAGTAAATCCTTTTGCATTAGGTAAAGCCGCTGCCTGCACGTATGCGTCAGTGAGCCGTACGCCACCTGTGGCTGGTTGTGCTCGTCAGTGTATGTGTATTCTCTCAATGATTCGCGCAGGTATTGTTGGATGTTGTCGCTTATCTCTCTCAACTCTGCGGGCGAGTATGGCTGCAACGTGGCTTTCGTAGTAGTCAATCCACTTTTCGTATTCTTCATGTGTTGGTTGGTATTTCTGCCTTGAGAGGCGGTAAATCTTGTCTGTGTGTCCTTGTCCGTATTCCTGATCTAGGCGTCGCCCAAAAAGCCACTGTTCGCCACTTCTCGTAATGTTGCACCCATAGCATTGCGGGCGACAGTTATCACTGCGCCACCTCGTCTTGTAGTGTTTTCTGCTGATGAAGTGTCCATTTTGAAGTCGTGTCCAATGGTCTTTTTTGCCGCAGGTGTAACATTCGCCCATCCCGTCGTCGTCGCTATATCGGAGGCGCATGTACCAGGAGAATGCCATATCAAGGCGTTTGAGTAGGCCTCTCTTCGTCACCTTGCGTCCTCGTTTCTTCGGTCGTTTTATGGGTTTGCTGCGCGCCCGTGTAGTAGTCGGTTTTGGCATTTGGGTATGGTATGAATGTGCGGTCCAGCTTCTTGCGTGGGTCCTTTAATTTACCATCTTTCTCCAAATCGCGTATCAGGCGCTTAATGTCCAGTTGCGTGGTCATTACCTCCTGCTTCACTTGCTCGTGCTTTTGTTCGCGCATCGTGATTGTGTTTTGGTCCTCGTACTTGCGCAGGCAATCCAGCATCACGTTGGTCGTGAAGTTGCCATATAGCTCGTAACGCCCTTGACGGATGTATTTGAACGCCGTGAGTATTTCTTCGAGCTTCATGGTAGGGAACACCTCGCAGATGTCGTCCACCGCATCCTGAAGGTCCGTTTGTGTTTGGAAGGTACGCGTGGCGTTGAGGTGACGTACCAGGCGCTCCAACTCTGCCAGGAGTAGCACCTTGACCTCCTGGCGCTTCATGCGCAGGGCCGTGTGTAGTGTGAGGCCCTCTTCAAAGGCGCGCACGGGCGTCATGCCCTCCATGACTTTGCGTGTGTTACTGAGCAGCCCACTTAAGTGCTGCGTCTGCGTCGAGAGCTGGGCGCTGTTTGCCTCGCGTCTCTCTAATTGGGAAAAATCCTTTCCAGCCATATTCGATGCTTTGGTTAATGATGTCAATTGCGCGCTGTACGTCGCCGCGTGAGAGCGTGGCGAGCTTGTTAGCGCCGAGTTGTTGTGCGCGATCTGTGTACTGTCCTTTTACGATGTTGCGGCGTTCCTTTTTCCATGTTTCCCACGCTTCCAAAAACTCCTTTTCTTCAAATGGCAAGACAACAGCCTCTTTGTTATTAGATGTATTATAAGTGTTCTTTTCTTTTTTCTTTATATGGCCTCGCCAATATGGCGACCCTGCCTCGCCATCATGTCTACCCTCGACCTCACATTTGTCTACCCTCCCTCGCCATGGTGTCGACCTGGCGACCCTACGCCGTGGCGTTTGTTCGATGGTAATTACGCCAAGTGTTTCAAGCTTCGCGAAGGCGCGGGAGATAGTGCGTTCACTAACTCCCAGCTCCTCCGCTGCTTGCTCGTTGGTTTTGTAGTAAGCGCTGTCGCCTCGCGTAAAGCTGTCAATCTCTGCCCATAGGCAGCGCTCCGCGCATGTCAGCGACAACTCCTCCCAAATGTGAGCTGGTATCCATATGCCTTTGAATTGGCGTTGGGTCATCTGGCTTTCAATTCTTCTCGCTTTCCTTCTAACTCTAAAATACTTCGGTATATCAGATACCTAGCAACTTTCGAAATGCTCCAACCAGTTCTATCCGAAAAATCTTTCATCAACTCGTAGGCCTGTTTAGGCACCTTGGTTGTGACTGTTTCTCTACACGGAAATTCTTTCGTTGGTAAAGGCATCACGCAAAAGGGTCTTCGCCCTCAAAGAGAGCTTCAAGGTTTACGCCTGGGTTGGCCAACAACGGTTCGAGGTTTGGATCTAGCGGTGAGCTGATGGGAATCACACCGTACTGCGTGTCCAACCCTTCGCCCGTGCGTGTAATCTTCAGGTCAAAATTGTTTGGGTGGCCAAAGTCAGGGTCGTTGGTGATGGTGGCCAGCGCATCCATAATGCTCTTTTGCGTAATCTCCCACACTTGGACGCTCTCCGTCTCGTAGTTCCACACCGCGCACGCCATAAATTTGCGTGGCTTGCTATCCGCTTGGAAGTTTGCTTGCGGTTTAGAGCCATTATAAGGCCATCTGACGGGCTTTCCGTCCTCCGTCCATTGTAGGTGTCCAAGCGTTGGCCGTTCGCTCAAAATACGCACCTTATTTGGCTTCTTAGGTGCTGGTCTGAAGTAGCGTGATTCGGTAGACGCCGATTCCAAGAATGCTTCATTGATAAAACTCATGTGTTTTGGTTTAGGGTTTGACTAATAATCATTCGAATGTAGGCGCTCGTGCTGATGCCGAGCTTCAATACTTTGTCTTGCAACTGGTCGCGCATGTCTTCGTCTAAGCGGACCTCCATGCGCACTGGGAATTTCTCCATATAATCCATTGTTATTGTGTCGCTACTTTGAGCGGGCTGATTGCTTCGTAACCTCGACCCTCCAGCCTGTCCTGTGCATTGTGCCAAGCCTTCAGATCTAAGAACCACCAGCGCGTGATGTAGTCATCCTTTTCGCGCTTGAAGTCCTGGTACCTGGTATATCCAAGTTTGACCATGCGCCACACTTCGAACTGACACCCGCAATCAGGTGCCAATGGCCGCAACGTCTCGAACTGTTCGCCACGAAGCCAAGATGGTTGTGGTGTGAGGTGGTCGTCGTACTTCATGGGTAGGCAGGTGTTGGGCGGTGAATCGTGGAATTGGATTCCGCAACTTGACACTTTGGGCACGTTTCACTTGACACTTTGGGATTACTGTTGCGCTTGTAAAAGCGGTGTTCGCTGTAGTAATCCTCTAAATCCTGGTCAACTTCAAAGCCTGAATCACTGTTGCGCTGGATGTCGCGCTTATAGGCGGCCCATAAAGCGTCGAAGCGCTCTTTGTAGTCGTCAACCACAGCGGCGGTGGTCGTCTTGGCGTTGTGTGCCATGAACTCGTTGAAGTCCTTGGCGGGCTGGTCGGGATATACCGTGTGGCAAATTCCGTTAGGCTTCAGCATTGTATTTGATTTTTTGTTCGAGCTGTTCTGCGATAAAGTGGAGGTGGCCGCGTGCCACTCCAATGGTCCACATAGGACCTTCACACTTGGTCATTTCTTTCTCGTGCTTGAGGAAATCACGGCATACTTTAATGATTTCGTTGTACATAAGTGTGTTGTTCATGGTGTTTGGTTTGATAACACCACAATCTTACGGCATTCTTCCGTACAGATGCCGTACAGACGCCGTAACTTTTTCAACAATCGAACATGGAAAAGGCCCAGCACGTTTGCCAGGCCTCTAAACCAAACATGAAATAATCACCTGAAACTAGCTTTGCTCTTTGAAGCTCGCAAGCAAGGGCAAGATACTAATAAGGCACAACACTACCGCCTCCCACGTCATGCCGTTTTGCACAATGTCGTAGCACGCGGTGGATGCAATCAACCCTCCAACGGTGCGCTTGGCTGACCACCTGCGCAGGTCGCCCTTGGTCTTGAATGCCTCGGTGACGTCGAAGCGTTCCAAGAATTTGAAGAATTCAGTTGTAGGTAAAGATGACATTGCTGGGCTTTTCCCAATCGGTGTCACAATGCACAAAACCTTCGCCTATTCCAATGCGGTCAAAGCCTGCCTCCAGTAGCGCTGTTACGATAATGAAGCGGTCGCGTGATCCGCGGCATGCGATGTCTGCGGCACACCCTTTCATGTGGCTGCTGTTCTGCGTTCCGCCCACCTCGAAGTTGTGAGCTTCAGTTCTATACCCACTCGTGATGACAAACGGAATGGCGGCACGTGAGCGTGCGTCGTCCAACATCTCCAAAAACTCCTCGTCCATGTAGTTGCCACTGCCTGGCTCGTCGGGCGAATCGAATTCAGAGTAATTGAACCACTTCATTCCTTGCGCTTGCTTCGCGCCGTGAGGGCGCGTTCCACGTTGAACCACACCAGGGTTACACCTGCGACAATGGCGAGGCCGTCGCTTACAAGGTTGACGGCGACGCTACCCACGTAGGTGACGTTCAGGGCGTTTAGGATATGGCATTTGATGTCAGACATCTTCTAAGTCGTTAGGAAACCAACCGTTGGCGTTCATGTATTCTTCGTCGCGCACGGTTGACGTGGAAGGAATAATGGCGCCAAAGGGAAAGGCGCTGTTGTGAAGCACGTAGCTGTGCAGCTGGGTGCGTTCCTGCTCTGGCACTTCAGGAAACAACGTCACCAGCTTTTCCAACGTCGCTTGTGGGTGTACTGGGATGACGTACTCGGTGTCGATTTGTAGCGCCACCTGCACGCCGTCGGGATGTTCGACGACGCCGAACACGTCGCAGTCAGCGTACTCGGGCGTTTGAAATCGCTCGGGCAAGGTCACGTTGAACAGCTCACGGCTAATGCGCTGGGCGCGCTCTTTGGCGCTAATCCATGGCAAGGCTTGTATAAGAATCCAGCCGTTCATTAGTAGATAGTATAGTACGTGTTGATGTTAGATTCAATGCCTGTGCGGTTGCTTGATTCGTCCGAACCATACAATATCACTTCTTGGATGGTGCCGTCTAAATATAAACTTACGTTTCCAGCGGCACCAATGGTAACGCCGTCCATTGTGTTCGTGCCTAATGTGCCTGTGTTGTTGCTTCCATTAACGGCAAGCGAACTATTTGCACTATTTACAATTGAGCTAAATAAAGATTGATTGCCAGCGGTATATGGTTGGATAATACCTGCGCCATTATATAACCGCATGTTATTTGTTGATGGCGAAACCAAGCTGTTGCGGTTGGCATTACCATAGCCGTCAATAATGAAGTCATTTATATTAGCAACCTGAGCAACAACAAAGTGCGACACAGGATTGGTAAGCGTGAAGGCTTTTGTGAAGTAATCGTTGCTACCGTCAAACTTAATGGCAGGCAATCCGTTTTCGTTGATGACTGACCCGCTCGACACAATTTGCGGTTGGTTGCCGTTCGTGCCTTGCGTCGCGTTGTTGCCGTTGCCTGACTGGTCGTACCAAGTATGCACGTAACCGTCGGCAGGTCCAGTATGCGACAACAACGCCGTGGTGTCAAGGTCGCCGTTAGAGTCAAAGCCAATGTCGGCAAGCGTGTTGCCTGCGCTCTCGCGCACTCTGATGGCATAGCCCGTGTAATCCTTGTCGAGCTTGCGCAGAGAATACGCCGCGGCGGCGCCTGGGTAACTGTCGAGGATGCCTGTAAATGCGCTTACCTCGTCAAAGCTGATGACAAAAGAGAAGTTGTTTTGCGAGCCACTGAATTTTGAAAGGTACCCGTTGATGGCCGCCCAGCATTCTTTTAGAGTTGGCCCAACACTTGCGTTGGCAGGTGTTGGTTGCAATCCTGCAGGTGAAGTCCACCCGCTGCTTGGTGAATGCGTGGCCAACCCATCGCTCTTCACGTAGATCACGCGTTCGATTGTGGTTCCTGCGCTTGGCGTGTCGCCCTGGTGTTCAACGTATCTGCCCTGACCGTTCAGCACGGTGCTGTAGTATGCCTCTAAGGTTTTGCCTGAACCAATAACAGCGCCCGACGTCCAAGCGTTGAAGATGTCTTCGCATTCAAGATTGTAGCCCACGCTTACGTTGCCAGGCTTGACGCTTGGTTGCGGTGGCGCGTCGTCAAGAAATGGATTGCGCGTTGGGTTGCCCTCGTCGCTGGTGATGTAATCAAAGTTTCGGCCAATGCTTCGCAGCGTGACATCAATGAGACCCTGCCCTGCGTTTAGTTCCCACGTCATGGGCGTGTAGTAGCGCCCTGTGTCGTCGTCGTAAAACCTCACAATGGGCAAGCCATAAGAACCTGACTGCACTGTAATGGTGCCGCGTTCAATAAAGGCGGGTTTGCGATTGAGCGCCAACACCTCTTCAACCAGTAGCTTGTTGATTGGCCGCGCTCGGGCGTCAACCTGGTTCACCCATTCTTCAGACGAACCAAAGACGCCGCTTGACACTTCAACACCAATACGTCCGTGCGCTGATGAAAGGCCACCAATATATGTGGTGCCTAAATCAATCTCACCCTTGCCTGTCGTCGTCTCTGCTATGATGTCAAAATCACTCAACAAACGCAGCTCGTCATCACTTGCCCACGAATTTACTGCAAAGCTCGACCACGTAGCAGTCACCGCGGCATTCAACGTTGAATCGTACACGCCGTCCCGATTATGAATTCGAACCTCTGGCGTAATGCTTAATGCGGTTTTGCTCGTCGTGGGCAATGGGATGTCAACGGTAAACGTCGTGTAACGTTCGCCATCTACGCCTGCGTCGTAAAGGAATTCTTCCGTTTCAATGTGATAGAAGAAATACGCCAGCGTGCTACCGCTTGTCTCGTTGTACATGACTACTGGCGTCATGTCGTTTTGGGCGTTGAGTCCCAGCGTCTCAATGAGCCAGGTGACAACCGCGCCGTTGTTGACGGTCACCAACGTGTTGCTGTAGTATTCAACGTCCGCGCCGTCGTCCCATTGGATAAGCAACCGCAAGACAATGCGCGCCACACGTTCGTTGTTCGTCAATCCTGCAATCGCAGAATTTTCTGTGTACACCTTGCCGCTGAGTCGGATAAACTCAGTATCCGATGCTGTGTCTTGGCCTTCGTACGTTATGCCATTGTCAGATAGCGTTGTGCCGTCATCAAAGTTGAAGGCGCGAATGATGGACGCGCTTTGGTTGGTAGAACGATTGATGCGCACCACCTGTGCTGTTGGGCTGTATCCAATCGTCCAATTAGTCAGCTTCTGGCGCGCGCTCGTTTGATAAGACCACGACCCGCTGATATATGAATCTCCAGTACTGCCGTTGAAGTATAGGTATTTGCCATACACCAACTCGCTTTGCAGGCGAATAGGAATAAACCACCACGCGCCACTATAGGCGTACATACGCCACTGGTAGGTGTTGCACAGCGACTGCAACACCTCGTAGCAATTCACGTATTTAATACCTAGCTCTTCGTACCTGCGCCACACGCTGGTGCCAATGCGGCTTCGTGTGATGCCGCCAAACTGTGTGCCTGGTGGATGCGTGGTGTAAGTGTAATCGTCAATGCTTACGACGTCTTCAGCCCACGCCAGACGAACGTGCGCAGACAACACGCTGTTGAGGTACGACCATGTTGTTGTCTTCTCTTGCAGGTTTTGCAACAGTTGGTAAACCGTTTGATACCCTGTGTATTCCGTCCCTGCGTTGTTGTAGTCAACGTTTTTCAGCAGGCTAATGGCGTCAGAAGCTACGAGCTTCAAATCTCGCAGGGCGCTATCCTCTGTGATGCGGAATTGTTCAATGAGCAAAACGCCACACCAAACCAACGTGCTGTCGCGATCCACGCGCAAAAAGAAATCACCGTCCTCAGAATCTACGAGGTCCGACAACATCGTGTTAAGCGCCGTGAATTCGTCGGGTTGCCAAATGGTAGTAATCGTGCAACGCGAATGCACGATGCCAGGCACAAGGTACTGGTCATCTTCGCTCTCGTATGTCAACACAAAGCCGTCGCCGTCAAGGCTAAACGTTGTCGTTAAATCTGTACCCGCGGCGTTGTGAATGATGCTTATCGTGTAGTCATCACCGTTAAAGCCTTTGCAGGTGCCTTGTGCGTAGAGGTAACTCATGAGTAGCGGTTGCGGTTGCGTGAAGCTCGAACGTTGGATAAGTAGATGTCGTCGCCGCTGATGCGTCCAAACACCTCGACCTTGCTACTGCCGCCCATGATGTCTTGCAACTTGGAAAGTGGCGCGATAACCTCAGGGTCGACGCGAGCGTTAGGGTTGTCACCGACAATGGCGGTGGTGGCGCCGTATGCGAGGCCGCCCTCTGCAAGTGCTGGGATTTGTACGCTGTTGAGCAAAGCCATGCCCGCAGTAATCAATCCTGCCATCACAAACGGGAATGCTGGGCCTGCACCTTTAGATCCGTTCGCCGCGTTGGCAATGATGCGCGCCTTGGCTTCAGCCATAAACGCCAAAATGGTTGCGCGTGCTGCTTCCAACATCGCTTGTTTAAGTGTCTGCGCTTTGCCCACCGCGTTGCCGATGGAGTCCGCCAACACTGCGCCCATGTCTAGGAATGATTGCGACAGTTGTTTGCTCTCAGAACTCATAGCCTCCAAGCCCTTCAACAACTTGCTGGTAAATGACGTTGCCGTGGTGTCGACATCTTCCAAGGCGGCAAGCAAGCCCTGCGTCTCGGTCGTGGTATTCTGCAAACGAAGCAACAACCAGCTAACCTCGCTGTCAAAGATTTTGAATTTTTCAGCGGCCTTCTCTGCAACCTTACCCGTTTCCTCAATGACGGGTTGTGACTCCTCGTTGGCCCGTGACATTTCACGCACGGTCACCACCAAACCCTCAATGCGCTCGTTCAGAAAGTCAACTTGATCTGCATACTTCTGGGTGTTGCCTCGCGCAATTTGCTTGTCAAATTTGTCACCCAAAGCTCCAGCCGCTTGCGCTTGCATCTCTGCACGTCGTGCTGCTTCAACTGCCGCCTTCTCACGTTCAAGCTCACGGATTTGCTCTTTAACGTGGTTGATTTGCGCTTGCTTGTCAAGGCCAACAAGTGTTTGGATAAACTCCTCATTGGCTTTGCTCGCGTCTTGTGTACGCTGACGGAACAAAATGACTGCCGTTGTGAGTGCAGTAATCGCCGCCACGATGGCAAGCGCAGGGTTGGCCAACATAGTAGTGTTGAGAAGCGCCATTGCACCGCGCAAACCTGTGATCCCTGCAATGATTTTGGGCACAATGACAATCATTGGACCGATTGCGCCCACAAGCAATCCAATCTCCAGCATCAACGATTTAGTGTTGGCGCTGGTGGCGGCAAACTTTTGTGACAGTTCTACAATTAGTTCAAGCAGGCTGTTAATGGTAGGCAAGAGCAACTCACCTATAGATGCGCCTGCTAACTTGAGATTGTCCAGCGCCGTGCTAAACTTACCCGCGGCCGTTTCACTCAATCGCTCCATAGCGCCAGCGGCAAACCCTCCCTCTTCAGCAAACGACTTAAGCGTGTCGTTAAACTGTTGTACGCTGACGGCACCTGCGCCCAGCTTGTCGGCGGGCAAACCCGTGGCATCAGCCAACGCCTTGAAAATTGGGATGCCGCGCTCTGCCAGTTGGTTGAGGTTTTCCAACTCTACCTTGCCCTTGGCGTTGACCTTGGCAAAGATGGCGGCAATCTCTTCGATGCTTACACCGCTGGTGGCAGCGATGTCTCCAAGGAATTGCAGTTGGTCGTTAACGTCCGACACCTTCGTGCCCGATGCAATCAACTGCCGTGCGGCGTTGGCTACGTTCTCAATTTGAAACGGCGTCTTGGCCGTAAAGTCGTTCAGTTGCTGCATCATGGCAGCCGCCTCGCTTACACCTCCCGTCAAGCTCACAAACGACGTTTCGAGTTGCTCCAAGTCCGCCGCGCTCTTGACGGCCATAGCAGCCACGCCAGCAAGCGGCAACGTGATGGCCTGCGTCATGCTGGCTCCCAGTTGCGTGATGTTGCTAGTCATGCTACGCATGTTGCGCTGCACCCGACCTAACTGCTTGTTGAGGTCGCGCGTATCCGCGCCAATGCGTACAATCAGATCACCGAGTTTTGCCATTTGCTAGTGCTCTTAAGATAGCCAATCCGTCGCCTTTCGGCTTTTTTGCTTTTGTTTCTTTTTCCCAAGGAAAGATTGCAAGGTCTTGCGTGGTGAGCTTGCTGCCCTTCTTGGTATGTACATTCAACAACAACGCCGTCTGCCATCGTACTCGCTCCCAGGCACCGCGTTCGCAGTACTCCTGAAACTCATAACGACCGCGTACGGCGTTGCCAAATTCTCTGAAGGTCAGATCATAGAGTCGTTCGGGAGCTAGGCCTAACATGCCCAGTCCCAAACGCTCTATTTCGTCCCATTCAAGTGCGCGTTGCTGTCCTCCGTCACCTCCGTTTTTTTTTGCTCACCTCCGCCCATAGCCTCCTGGACTACAAGCATCAATGACGGAAGGTCCGTGACATCAATCATGCCCAAGAATTCGTCAACGTCCATCTTAAACTGCATGCCTTGCTTTAAGCAACCCTCCTGCACAAAGTAGTACAGCAGCTCAGGCATCTTGGTAACGTCTTCGGCGTCGATGCCCGTCACCTTGCATCCTGTTGCTTTCTCAAAGTTCTTCCAGGCGCGCATGCTTGCACGCACGGGAAACGTTTTGCCTTCTAGCGTAATGGTCATGCAGCTAATTTAAATCACGCAGGAATAGCCTCGCGGACGATGGTATCGTGAACTTCGATGGTGCAGGTATAAGTACCGTTGTCTTCCGTACCGCCTGACAGCTCCAAGCTCGTGATGTAGCCTGACACGTCAAAGCGCTCGTCGCCTGCGTTCTCTGTCCCGTCGGGTGCGTGAGTGAACAGCAAAAACACTTTCGTGTCTGCCAGCTGGTAGCCAATCAACTCGTTGTAGCCGTTGGTAGCATCAGAAGCGTACAATGCCGTGAAGTTGACCGTGGCGCTCTTGAGGCCAGGCAACATGGCGCGGTAGCCGTTGTTGCTCTTGGTCGTCGTATCGCGCAGGTCAGACGTGACGCTGATGCTACAATCGGTGAGGTTGTCAATCAAAACTTCGCTGTCGTCGGTAGTAGACAGGAAGACGCGGAGGTCTGAACCATTAATGATTCCTGTAGTCTCTGCCATGGTTAGTCTTTGTTAGAGGGTTTGATGCGGTCTGCAATGATGAGGTT